GGGGAATACGATCTCGAGACCCCAGGCAAGGAGGACCTCGAGCGCTGGGCCGGCAAGCGCGACATCGCCGGCAAGATCAAGGCGGCCCTTTACGCCGATCTGAGCAAGCAAGACTGATTTCATTAGGCACTTTGCCCCAACGCCGTGAGGCGTCGGATCCCTTAATTAGATGGAGCGAATTTAATGGCTGACGAAGCAGAAACGACTGATGGCGCCGAGGCTTCCCCCGCTGAAGATGCGGGCGCCCAGGCTTCCCCGGAAGGCGATGATGCGAGCTCATCCGAAACCGAAACCACCGAAACCGACGGCGGCGATGCTGCCCCAGGCGATAACTGGCGAGACGCCATCGAGGACGAGGCCACGCGCAAGCTGGCCGATCGCTACACCTCGCCGGCTGCCCTGGCCAAGGCGTTGGGCGAGACCCAACGTGAGATGTCTGGCCGGTTGAAACTGCCGGGCGATGACGCCTCCGACGAGGACAAGGCCAAGTTCCGCAAGGCCCTCGGCGTTCCCGAGGAGCCCAGCGGCTATGAGATCTCCAAGCCCGAGCAGATGGACGACGCGACCTTCAAGTCCGACGAGATGCAGGGCGCGCTGGGCGATTTCTCCAAGGTGGCCCATGAGGCCGGTGCATCCAAGCCGGTCGTCGATGCCATGCTCGGCTGGTACTGGGAACAGCAAGCCGCTGGAGCCAAGGCCCAGGCCAAGGCCGATCAGGACTTTGCCGATTCCGCCGAGGCCGATCTGCGCAAGGAATATGGCGAGGACTATGACGGCAACGTCACCTTCGCCAATGAGTTCCTCAAGAACTACGGCTCCGACGACCTGTTCAATTTCGAACTGCCCAACGGCACGCTGCTGCGTTCCTTCCCACCGTTCATCCGTATGGCCGCAGCGGCCGGGCGGGCGACATCGGAGGGCCAGGTGCAGATGGGTCTGCTGGGCACCGAGGCCGGCACCGACGTTAAGGCGGAATATGATCGCCTGTCCGAGGAGATCTACACGGCGCAGCAACGCGGCGAGACCGACAAGGCCAAACGCCTCGATGCCGAGCGTCAACCTCTGTCCAAGCGGCTCTTCGGTGGTGGCGACATCTCCGCTGCCGCATGAAGGCATTCAAGATTGTGGAGCAGCATGCGGACGGGGTTCGCACGCTGTTCCACGGCCTACACGGTAGCCGGCGCCTCGAGCCGGGGCGCTGGCTGCGTGCCGATCAAAGAGAGGTCCGGGACGGAACGTCGAAGACGACCTACCTCTCGGGCTGGCACGTCCTCCCGACGCGGGAGGATTGCGAGGCCTATCTCGAGAAATTTACCGAGCGGCTCGATCGTCTACGGATCATCGAGTGCGAGGTGAGGAACCCACGACCGAAGACGCATTCTCCGTCTCCGGTGTTCCTCGCCGAATACCTTTTCATTAGGTCATTTTGACCAAGTAAGGACGCGAACCTGGCTCCCCGCTTCGGCGGCCCAGGCAACCGTCAACGCTACCCCGAAGGTGCTGAACCTGCCGGCGTGGCCCCCGCGAGGGGTTTCCCGCGCCCTCCCGTTTGGCTTCCCCAACGGTGGTTTGCCTCACCCGTAAGTTTAACCTGGATGAGGACAAACCCATGTCTACTTCCATCTCGACCGCCTTCATTGGCGACTACAACAAGGACGTTCACCTGGTCTTCCAGCGTGAAGGTTCGATGCTCCGTCCCTCGGTCTATACCAAGGACGGAATCGTCGGTTCCGTGGCTTACTTCGAGAAGCTGGGAACCGGTACTGCGGTGACCAAGTCGCGCCACGGGGAAATCACCCCGATGAACGCGACCCACACCCAGCCGAGCTGCACCCTTCTCGACCTGTACGCAGGCGATTGGGTGGACCTGCTGGATGAGGCCAAGACCAACATCGAGGTTCGCTTGAACTATGCGAAAACCGGTGCCTACGCGCTGGGCCGCGCGGTGGATGACCAGATCACCACGATCCTGGACAGCACCTCGCAGTCGACCGTCACCATCACGGTGACATCCTTCGCAGCGATCCAGGGGTCATTCCTGACCATGGTCAAGGCGCTCGACGCCAATAAGGTGCCCAACGACGGGCAGCGCTTTGGCGCCCTCACCCCGACGGCTTTCGCCCAGGCGATGACCGTCGATTCCTTTGCTTCCTCCGACTATGTCGGATCCAACGGCCTGCCCTTTACCGAGGGCGCTCCGGGCCACCGGAAATGGAAGGACTGGATGGGTGTGAAATGGTGCATGCACCCGGATCTCCCGGGCGTCGGCACCGCCACCGCCAAGTGCTTTGTCTGGCACAAGAATGCCGTTGGCTATGCCACCGGCAAGCATGCCGGCAATGTCGCGTCCAACGACACGGTCAGTGCCGATATCCAGTGGCACAACGACCGGGCATCGCATTTCGTAATGCATGCCATGTCTGGGCAGGGCGTCATGATCGACGACACCGGCGTCATCGAGGGCAACCTCAATGACACGTCGGCGATCGCGACCAGCTAGGAGGATTGAGTAAATGGCTTACACTGCTGGAAACTTGGTCCTCAAGGGCAGTCATAACGGCTACGGAGAGTACCGTTATGACACCACCGATGCGGCGACTGCGGTCGACGCGAGTGGCTATTTCAATAACGCCGATGACGATCTCAACCTCGCGGTTGGCGACATCATCGATGTTTATGTCTGGGCCACGGCCGTCCGTACCGGCACGATCAGCGATGTGGCGCAACACATCGTCGTGAGTGTGTCGGGCGCCGGTGTGGTGGATCTGAGCAACGACGTGCTCGCTGCCACGGTCACCGATGCCGACTGAGGAATGTGTCGGGGAGATGGCGTTCGCGTCTCCCCGACCACCCTTGTCTTTTGTGTGTGGCGGAACTGCGCTTGTGTGCGGTTCCGCTGCCACTTTCAACGACGATCTCGAGCGCGCCCGAGAACTTCGACCGGACGCCGTCGTGATCGCCGTCAACGATGTGGCGGAGCTCACCCGCGCCGACCACCTGTTCACCCTGCACCCCGAGAAGATGGCGGCCTGGCGGGCCTTGCAAACCATCGCCTTCGGTATAGGGGCGCTGACCCATAGCGGGGCCGCAGCACCGATCGAGGGCGTGGATATCGATTACTGGTGGCCCAAGGCCGGCGGTAAAGGGACATCCGCCTGGGGTGCCGCGCGTATGGCCCAGTGCATGGGGTTCGATGAGGTCATCCTTTGCGGTGCGCCGCTGGATCCGATGCCCTACGCCAAGCGGGGCCCGGCCAAGCTCTTCATGTGCCCGGCGATCCTTCGAGGATACCGCGACTTCATCGCCGCGGACACCGACTGGCACGGCCCGGTGCGGTCGATGAGCGGTTGGACAAAAAGGACTTTTGGAGAACCCGATGGTTAAGGTCAGGCAACGCGCAAAGCGGCGCTCGTTTGATTTTGTGTTCATCGATGCCGATCACACCACCGAGGGCGTGCTCGCCGATATCGCCGCCTGGCGGGACAAGGTTCGCCCGGGCGGGATGCTCTGCGGACACGACACCCATTTCCCATCGGTGGCCGCGGCCATCGACCAGGCCCTGCCCGGCTGGAGCGAGGCGCCCGATCATGTCTGGTGGATCCGATGCTGAGCGTTCTCACCTTCCTGTGGCGGGACGAGGGCTACCGCTGGAACGAGTATTTCCGCTACGGCCCCGATCACGTCAACCGGCTGGCCTCGGCGGTGCGGCGCAACCTGGCCATGAACCATGAATTTGTCTGTGTGACGGACAACCCGACAGGGATCGATGAGGGCATTCGCATCGTACCGATGTGGGACGATCTCACCGATATCAAAACCCGGTGGGGGGTCGGCTATCGCCGGCTCAAGGTCTTCGCACCAGAGATGGAAGAGACCTTCGGCGAGCGGCTCGTCTGGCTCGATCTGGACACCGTCATCGTCGGTGAGCTCGACCCGCTGTTCGATCGGCGGGAGGATTTCATGATCTGGAAGGATGTCAATCCGACGACACCCTATTGCGCATCGCTACTCATGACGACGCCTGGCGCCCGGCCGCAACTGTGGACGGAGTTCGATCCGGCATTGTCGCCCTGGGCGGCGCGCAAGAAAGGCTATGTCGGCACCGACCAGGCATGGATCGGACATTGTCTCGGGCCCGACGAGGCGACCTGGAGCGCAGACGACGGCGTCTACAGCTACCGCTACGATCTGCTCGAGGGCGACCGCAGCCTGAAGGGCGCCCGAATTGTTTTCTTTCACGGCCAGATTGATCCGTCCCAGCCCGAGTTTCAACAGCTCGATTGGGTCCGCGAGAACTGGCGATAAATGAGCGCCTTCTCCGACGAGCACGCCTTTATCTTCGTGCGCGTGCCCCGCACGGCCAGCACCTCTTTCCTCCTCGAGCTCGAGGGGAGTATGGGGCCGTTGGGGGATGTGGGCCCGCAGCACGCCACCGCGGTGGAGCTCCGTGAGCTGCTCGGCTGGAAGTGGGGGCGCTACTATAGTTTCGGCTATGTGCGGAACCCCTGGGACTGGTTGGTCTCGGTTTACAATTCAGGCGTCTCCATCGGCGCCGGCATCAAGGAGCCCTGGCAAGGGGGCCTGATCCAGCCTGCCGATCGGCCCGACATTCATCCCGGGCAGCGCAGCAACTTTCGTTTCGAGGCCTGGGTACGCCAGCGGCGTACAACGCCCATGGACTGGCTGAGCGACGGCGACGAGGTGATCGTCGACGAGATCCGCCTGTTCGAGAACTACATCGAGACGGCCAAGACGCACAAGAGTGCCGTCGCTCATGAGCCATACCGAAATTGGTATAGCCGTGAGCTGACCCAGTTTGTCGCTGAGAGATGCGCCAGGGAGATCGAGATAGGCAATTACGAGTTCTGAAAATCAAGGAGATGTCCATGCAAGCCGACCCCGCAGCGTTCGAGTATAAGACCCGTCTCAAATTTGGTACGACAATTGCTTACACCACCCGCCACCCGGTGGAGGCGATCACCGAGGAGGGCTATTTCCACAACTGCCGGAACTACCTCCAGGAGGTGGGTGATCGCCTCGAGGTCGTTTGCCGCCACGATGATGGGTCCTGGTCCGAGGGCAGCTTCCGCGTCATCGAGCGCACACCCAAGCGCCTGACCGTTTTCCAGGACGGCGAGTGGAAACACTTCAGCGTCATGCCGCGGCGTAACCTCATGGCCGTCGAGGAGGGCCCAGGCAACTGGGTGGTCAAGACCGAGGACGGCGACCTGGTGGCCAAGGGCCTGGACCAGGAGATGGCCGAGAAGCTTGCCGGCGGCACCGATAACGCCCCGGCCGCAAAACCCAAACCGAAACCCAAAACGACCCCGCAGCGCAAAGCTGCCTGATCGGAGGACAAGGCCATGGCCGATGTCACGGGGATCTGCAATGCCGCCTTGCAGCTCATCAAGAACTCGAAGCAGATCACGGGGATCGAGCAGGGCACCAAAGAGGCCAACGCCTGTGAGGTGATCTACGCCGATCTGCGTGATGCGCTCCTCGAGATGCATAACTGGAACTTCGCCACCAAGCGGGTGAAGATGGGCCAGCTCTCCGCGACCCCTGCTTTCGAGTGGGATTATGAGTACGAGTTGCCCAGCGATTTCATCCGGGTGGTCAGCGTTCATAACAACGCGACGGGCCGCGACATCATCCCCTACAAGATCGAGAACGGCAAGATCCTGTCGGATGCGTCCGATCTCTATCTCCGCTACATCGCCCGCGTCGAGGATCCCAATCTGATGCCGGCCACCTTCCGCCTGGCGCTGTCCAAACTGCTGTCCTCGCGCCTGGCGGTGGGCCTGGCCCAGTCGGCTTCTCTCGGCGAGAAGATGTACGAACAGTTCACCAAGGAGGATCTTCCTACCGCCAAGTCGGCTGACAGTATCCAGGACTTCGCCGACCAGCTCCCCGAGAGCGATTGGATCACCGCGCGCTATGGCACCCGCCAGGAT